CGGTCAAGGATGGGACTAAAGATAACGGCGGCTTTAAAAGTTTGGGTGAAGTGCTGCACGCTATTAAATATGGCGATAAAAAAGGCCGCCTGGAGAATCTTAAAGCACAAAATACTGCTGATGGCGCAAGCGGTGGTTATTTGATCCCTGAACAATTTTCGGATGAGCTTTTAATGGTTGGAGAAAAACGCAGCCTGATCCGTCCTTTTGCTTTGGTAATCCCGGCAGGAGAATATCCGGATGCAGCGATAAATATGCCTGCATTGGATTATACTGCTGGCAATGAAGGCGGTGTGACTGTTAAATGGATCGAGGAAGGCGAGGAGAAGCCTGAAAGCAATGCAAGCTTTAGAAATGTTGAGCTGAAGCCTAAAGAAGTTGCCGGCTTTATTACTGTTACAGATACGTTACTGCGT